AGGATTGAGCTTTTAACACTTTCCATGTATGGATCAGTCATCCCTGATTCGCGCTCAGGCAGTTCACCGTATTTAAGCCAACCTTGATCAGCCAATTCCAACTCATGATCTTCATCGTCAGCAATGATGGTTTGATATTTTTCTTGATTGCCCTTGTAGAGCATTTTTGGGTATTGCATATCTCAATCCTCAAATAAATAAAAAGATAGAGCCGAAGCCCTACCATTCAGATCATTTAGATTTATGAAGTCACTTGTGGAATACGAACCGCATGCAGACCACGAACAGTTTGGAAGCCATACAGAACATCAATACGAGTACGTTCGATATCGTTGTTACCATCACCAAACGTCATCACACGAACTGAGATACCAGACGGCAAGCGAGCCGTGTAACCTTCACATGACGCAATCACTGGAAGCGGTGCAAATGCTGCTGTAAATGCATCTTTATGGAACGCAAGGTTCTGCACACCATTTACAGATACAGTTGTCACCACCGCACCAGATGCAGGAGATGCAGATACAGTTTTATTCGGGGCGGTTGGATTGATTGATGGGTAAATGCTGACTGCTGTGCCAGTGGCTACAGTCACAGTTGCAGTTACTACGAATTGCTGCAAGCTACCTGTGTCTTGACCAGTCAACGGATGAACCGCATTTACACCAGCAATGGTAATCACATCGCCTTTAACTAGTGTGCCGGCAGTGAGTGTGGTCATGGTGATTGAGCTGCCAGTCTGACCTGCTACACTTACCGTAACTCCCGTAACAGTACCGTTTGCATGAGTTGGGATTGATTGATGTTCAAACAAATCCGAACCGAAAGCAGTCGCCACATAGCCATCAAGGTACGCTTTGCTTGAAGCTTGAGTCGGATTGTATAAGCGAGAGATTTCACCAGACAATGCCACGTTTGCGGTGCTAGTAATTAACGCTGAACGGTCGCCCGCTGGAGTTAAATACTGATTCATCTTGGCACGAGCTAAAGCAAGCGCGTTTGATGGTGTAGTACCTGCGGTATTCATTGACACCATGTTCGGAACGCCCAAGACGCCCTTAGCAATCAAATCAGCTTCAATCACAGATGCAAGTGTCTGCATTTGAGGGCGCAAAATACGCTCTTTAAAGTCAGTGATATTGAGCATTTTTTCTTTAGTGCCGAACTGCAAGGCGATATGCTTTTGCGTGTCCAGTGATAAGTTTACTGATTCTTCAATTACATCAGTACCCGCAGCACCACCTGCATAGATTGCACCATCAAACACTTTGCCTGATGTTGGGATTTTAATTTTTACTGTGTCGCCTTTTTTGTAGCCTGAAACATCAGTGCCAAATTCATCTTGACGGCCTTTATTAATATTCGCTGTGAATGGCGCAAGTTCTTCAAGAAACTTTGCTGCTTCACGTGCAATCATTTGATGTGTTAAAACTTGATTAGCCATAATTATTTACTACCTTTTCTTGATTGAGTTTCTGCTTTGTACCACTCGTCATCCGACATTTTTTCAGGACTGCGAGCAGCAGGCGCATTGGCTTGAACTGGTTTAATTGGAGGTGGAGCTTTTGAAACTTTTGGCGCGGGCTTTGTTTCCCATGAATCCACGATTTCACTCAGGATTCGAGCAGCTTTAAGTTTTGATGAGCCTGAAAGTGTTTCATGCAGCGTTTCATTCTTACCAATTTCATAAAGCAACTTAACTTGCGTTTCAGGGCTGTAACCAAACTCGGAAGCAACTTCGTCAAGCGTCAAAGGCATCGGTAGGTCGCGCTGTAATCCCGCTTGAACCACTGAATCAAAATCAGGATATGTTTCTGCAACTGTGGTAATCACAGCTTCAAATTCAGACTGTTTTTGAATCTGCTGCTTTTGTTCGCTTGCCTTGCTTTGCTTTTGCTCCATTCGAGCTACTGCCTGATCAATCTGATATTCATCAACTGCTTTGTAGTAGTCATTAATATCGTCAAAATCAGCAATGTTTGGTCGCTCACTTGCCTGTGCAGGTTGATTAACCTTAGCCTTGTACTCTGCAAGCTCAGCAGCCATTTCCGCCTTTTCACGAGCTAACTGCTGAATGCGCTCTTGAGCACGATTGCGCTTTGGTTTTTCTTCCTGCTCACCTTCTTCTTTCTTCTCAGGCTCCTGCTGTTCAGGCTCCTGAGTTTCTGATTCAGGTGTGGTTTCGGTTTGTTCTGCTTCGACTTCTGCGGCTGTATTTTCCGTAGCGCCCGTGTCTACGATGTCGTCACTTTCAAACGTCATTTTGTCCATCTCCATTTGGCATAAATGCCAAGTTTTCATTGATCAATGCGCTTTCCCCAATCTGATCAGGATTAGGAGCGAAGTTGGGTTGAGCATTTTGTTCAGGCATTAAAAAACCCTCACTAGGAGGGCTTTCAACGTCTTGCGCTGGCGCTATGGGCTGCTCAAATTCCATAGGCTGCGGATAGTCTTGTGACTGGTTTACATCATAACTACCAACGTCCTCACCCTGAGTGAGCCAGTCTGCTGGTGTGTTGGTAATATCTACATTTTGTTTGAGTAGCTCAACAATGCCTCGCAATTCCTCAACGTCAGCACGACCNGAATTATTAATCTGAGCTTCAAGGATGCGGCTTTCTGCTGCAATCTCAGCTTCTCTAATCTTCACATCCCGATCCGCTTGCTTGTCTTGTAACTGCTGAGCCATCTGCTGCATTTGCTGTGTCTGCTCTTGCATTTGCTGCTGCATCTGCGTCACTTGAGCTTTAACAGCAGGCGGCACACTTGGATCATCTTCAAGTAATTGCGGCAACATGGTCTTTTTGATGCGGTCTGCAATCTCTTTGGCGTTCACCAGTGGTGAGTCTTTAATAATTAAATCACCTGCCGACTGCATAACACCCGGTGCGAATTGTGCAACCTGCATTAGCAACTGGAACGACTGCTCGCGCTGAGTATTGAAGCTTGGACCAGTATCAATACGAACGTCATAGCGACCCATTGACAGGTTATTTAAAACCCCATCAATCGCCTTGCTCATTTCGTCTGGTGTTTCAGGTTGAGCATTCAGCTTAACCATTTCTTCTTCGCCATCCATACCAATGATTCGACGGACCATAGGTGTGTCATAAAGGCGCGGATATAGATCAACCAAGATGCGGCCACACTGACGCAATGATTTATTCAAGTTGTCTTGGAAGTGGAAATGCGCTGTATCTGCTTGACGTTGCAGTAAGCCAATTGCTCGGCCTGACTGCGAATTAACATCCTGACCCATCTGCGGTGCGTGCATGTTCAACGTGTCGGAAATAAGCGTCTGTGATGTTGCTGTGGCGTTTAAAATTCCTGCTGGTGGTTGTGCTGCGCCAATGCGTTGCGGTGCTGCGTACTGTGTGCCGTTTTCGTCGCGGGAACGATAACGAGAAGCGCCATATTTACCTGGATTTAGCCATTCATCTTCAAAGCCTGCAATCGCTTCATGCTCTACAGCCAAAATATCGTCTTGGTTCTTCTGTAAAATATGTGCTTCGGCTGACTTCCAGTAGTTGAATAGTCGTTGTGGATCTTTAGCAAAGTGAACCAATGAGAATACATGGCGCTCATTGCCGATCCAGTTGACTGCGCCATAAACAGGAACAATCGGAATAAACTTGCCGGGAAATACACCAGTCTCTAAAACTTTACTGCCTGATATTTTTGCCCATTTAATTTCGGTACGCTTGGTTGGTCGAGTCTCAACAGCAAACGCAACATCATCTTCACTTAATTCTGATTTGAATGCGATCGAGCCATCTTCAAGCAATAACAATTCGTCACTGACATCTTCTTTATAGAAGTATTCAGCAATCAATACAGTGTCATCTGGCTTATTTTCCCAATCGGTTGCACCTTCAACTTCAAAGTCTGTGGCATCTTCACCGTACTGAGCTTTGATTGCGCTTTTCTTCACCCATTCGACAACCAAGCACTTAGTCGCGTCAGATCCGTCAAGACGTTTGGAGAGTGGATCAAGTAAAACAGCTTCAGGATTCTCAATCGGAACAAATCGCGGCTCTTGATTGAATGAATCATCACTCACGTAGTCAGTCGCTAAACGAATGAAGCCTAAACCGCCAAAGACAGCATTTTCTGCTGCCTGATCGGTTGCATCTTCTGCATTGCTCGCTTCTTCAGTATCTTTGATCAGACCGCCGAGAATTTTAGCAATATCAGTATCAGCACCGTTATCAACTGGAACGACTTGGATTTGCGGTCGGTTCTGGCGCATGGTGTTAATTTGCTGCATAGCGAACGTACGAAGCAAGTTAAACTCAAGTGTGGGCTTTCCCTCTGCTGTGCGTTTTGCGCGTGCTGCTGCGTCCCATTGACCACCTTCAACCGTTACAAACTCTTTATCATCGTGACCACGGTCGAAAGTTTCTTGCCAGTAGTCCTGCGCCTCTTTTTTGAATGCTTTAGCATCAGCCAAGATTTGCTCATGTTGTTTTTTGTCTTTGCTCATGTGTTATCTCTGCCAACTTGAAGCGCTCTTTAAAAGTGGTGCGGATATTGCTGTAGTGCGACCAACTTGCTCTCTGGCTTGTGCAAACTGTCGGAAGGCATCTGATGCCTCTGAATGTCCGTCTGACTTAACANGCTCACTTGTGTATGTTTGAGCGTTTGCATTGAATTTCCGTGTGTAGTTCTCAAGATGCTGCAAACCTTTCTTGCAGCGATCCATATCAAACCAAACATCATTCATGAGTGCATCACGCGTCTTGTTGATCGCAGGAAGCAACTCGGGTGCTCGCGGAACAATAACAACATCCTTCAAGCCTAAATTTTGAAGCATCTTTTGTGGTGATAGGTTTGCAACCTGTCCTTGTCGCTCATGAGCACCATCATGCGGTAAGTAGTGTTTACCCCATAAATAACCCTTTGCTTGCATGGTTTTAACAAAGTATTCATAAGGCTCACCCCAACCTTCCTCAAAATCAATAAACAGGTCTTGCATGCCAACACGTTGATGAAACCAAATTGCAGTACCATCCGAGTTACCAATATCCCAAAAGGTATTTACAGGAACATCTGTGCGAATAGGTAATGAGCAAACACGCCCTTCTCTACGCACCTTGATAAATTGCTCTGTATACCAACAACCTTCTTTGGATTTCTTAAACGCCTCTTGAGGTGTTGATGGGTATTCTTGCCACATCAGCTCAGATGAGCCTCGGAAATCATTATCACGTGTTGCGATATACCAATTGCGCTGCAGGGTATCGATCTTAATTCCGCATTCTTGCTCAATGCGATCAAAGTATTGGTGTTCTTGCGTTGTAATGTGTACTTCAGCATCAAGCTGATACTCTTGTGCACCGTGCCATGGGTAGAAATGGAACTTGTAGTNTTTTTTACTTAAGGTGGCACCGCTTTCTTTCTTGTTTCTTGATGTCTCAGACATATCAAAAAATGCCCCCTCATCACCTTCCGCAGTGGATTCGATAATCACAATTCCACCTGGCGCAACTGCAGGGATAGAACCCGTTAAAACCTCTTTGGCTTTTTGTGGGTACTTTGCACAGATCTTTCCGAACTCAGACACATGCAGATATTGCAATGTGCCTGAACGCATAGATGTGCCGACTTTAATTGCACTGTTGTTGTGAGCAAATAGGAGTTCGCTTGCGCTATCCCGCTCTAATGGAAATCGATCTCTAATTTCATCAGGTAGATTGTCATAAGCAAACTTAACTTTGTCACGAAACAAACTTTGAGCTGCATCCTTATCTTGAGCAATCATCCCTGCACGTATGTTGCCACCACCAAACAAACAGCAATCTAAGTAATAAATAGCAATTGCGGTAGTGAAGCCAAGCTGACGAGCCTTAAGGATAATATTGCGGTACCAGAGGTTACTTAAGAAATCCAACTGATGATCATTGGGAATGAATGGAGCCTTCAAACCTTCCGTCTCTTCATCACCTTTAATGAGAATCTGATATAAAAACCCACTTGTAAGTCGCCACCAAGGATCAGACAAGTTTTTTTCAAGCTCATCTGGTGTCATGGTTTTATCCTTTTGGTTTTAATGTATTTCCACTTACTCGTGATAAGAGTTCTTTTAGTGGATCAGAAACATCGTGTTCAATCTTGTCTTTAAACATGCCTAAGTGCTTACCAAGCAACTCAAGACCCTTTAACGCCCCTGTTTCTTTAAACTCAAATAAACAAGCCAAGTCACCTTCAGGGCCTTCAACTAAAAGTGGTGAGCCATCTCTTGCTTGAACTGCTTCTTGCTGCATGCATCGCTCAACAACCTTTTGAATATTGCTTAGAACATATTCTTGTGTGATTCCAGTACGTTCAGATAATTTGTTTTGAGCTTCTTGAGTGGCTTTTTGAATGTCAACATTTGTCAACAATCGCTGTCCAATTGATCGTGCTGTCTTTTCGCTGTAACCGCTTCGAATCGCTGCCTGCGTTGCATTTAGGTCTATCAGATATTCTTCGACAAACCTTTGCTGTTTAGGCGTTAGGTTCGCCATATCTTTACTCCATTTTTAAATACATCAAATCGTCTGGCATTGTTAAGTGCACACCAAGTTTCACGGATGCAAATGCAACAATGTAGTCACAAAACTCTGAAAACTGTTTCTTATTCGCCTTGCTAGATTTAACATGGTCCTGAATAAACATTCTGACCACACGATTGTATTTAGCTGTGTGAATAAGCTTCTCTTGACCATTGAGCAATCGCAATACATCTCGATAACCAATTACAGCCTCAAACGCTTCCAGTGCATCAGGATTGTCACGAATATAGATTTTTGCTAGAAACTTTTTCTTCATTTCATATTTGATTTTTTCAGGCTCATCACCTGTGAATCTAGCAATTTGACCAAACCACATGTGAAGTAATCTATTCTGTGCCTTGCTTCGGTCTTCTTGCTTTTGATCTATCACTACACGCAAAGGCTTCTTTTCTTCTAATGCCTTGGTGTAATGGGTATGCATAAAGCTGATGGCTTTGGTGATATCGGCATGGGAGTTGATAGGAAACACGGCTTTTTGCATTTCCTACTCCTTGGGTGACACATCCTGTTCTACCAGCTTGTAAACTTTCCCACGAATGGTGA